CGGCCTGGACGGCATAGGCGGCGGCATGGGTAGCACTGGCGGCGGCATGGACGGCATAGGCGGCGGCATGGGCGGCATAGGCGGCGGCATGGGCGGCGGCATAGGCGGCGGCACGCAGCTGCTCGGCGGTGGATGTATCGTCCAGCAGCAGCGAGAGAACACGCGCACAATGCTCGCGCTCAGCGGCTTTCAGGGGTAATGCCAATACACACTCCATACATGCGATACCTATAGGTCTGGCCAATTCGTGGATGTCGGCAGCGCTGAGTGCGCGAATGCGTGCTGTTATTCGTTCCATGTTGTGTTGTCCGTAGCAGCGGCGTGTGAGGGTTGCAATATAATTTTCGTGCAACTTTGATGTAACGTTGGTGTAACCTTGTGGGGTAAGTCTGAGTGTAATTCTCTAATGTGCTAATGTGCTAGTTAGGAAAATAATCGCCGACTACATAGATGTATGTAGTCGGCGTTAGGGTATTACGTGGTTAGATGATTAAATGATTAGGTGGCTGGAGGGTTGAGCACCTGCATTGCTGCGTGCCTTATGTCGGTATCGCGACCGCTGGGGTTAACAATCGCGGCAACCGCCATTGCTGCATCGTAGGCGGCGAACCTGTTCTCTGGCGGGGCTACCTTTGCTGTTACGACGGCGATAGTCTCCGCCAGCTTCGTATCAAACATTTCGGTTGATCCGCGCAGGATTTCACAATCGCTACATTGGTGCACACGGCAGACCTTGGTGGGGAATGAGCGGGTATTGATTACACTCATCTTCTTATCGCAGATGGGGCACTTGAAGGACATAATCTATATACTCCGTTGGTGGAATATATTATGTGGGCTCGTGCGCCGTCTAATGCAAGTGGCTGGTGTTATTCTATAATGTGCAAAGAGTACCGGGATACTCTGTCACATTATAAGATATTGATATTGTTTAGGTTTTGCCTGATTTTTTTTAATTCTATATAAAATCCAGAAAAGTATACACGAGGTCGGGAAATGTACAGATATGGAAATGGGGATTCCTGTAACCCCCGAGTTACCTGCATATAGACATTTGCGGAGTAGTGCTATATCCTTAAATTATAATATAGAATATAGAATTAGATAGATAATAGAAGGATTGAGGTTGCAAAGTGCACGGTGCCGTTTCCAAAACCCCAATAAAAAGGCCCTTTTCTCACCTGCAGTAGACAACCTTATTATCGACTTTTCAATCGACACGCGAAATAGCACGTTATCGAGTAGTTTGCACATTACCGATACAACTTCCACTCTACATCGACCACCTGAACCACGACACCGCGTCCGCGCATGCCGTTACGCAATCCCGCGCGCTGAGTGCGCGCCCCTTCGTCCCTGCCGTCCCGACGATAGTTCTTGTCGTTCATCGAATGACGCGACCCGACCCAAGCTGCCGGCTCCAAGACTTTAACCTCTAACCCCTCAATCACCGCAGGCTTGGGTCGTGGCAGGGTTGTAAGGGCGCGCCCCGCCTTGCCGTTGTCCGCCACCGCGAACCGATTGTTCGCGCCACACGCCCGCGCCACGTCCTGGGAGCGCAGCTTGGCGCGCTTGATCTTGAACCAAGTGTTTCCGCCTTTGGCCATCAAAGCCTCCTATATTCGCGCGCCACGCAGAACATGAACGTGAGGCGTCCCACTTTAAGGAACCTTAAGCCACCAACTCTGCGTGTCGAGATATTCCACATCCGATGTAACCCTCATGTTACCTTCGAAAGTTCCGTATAGGTAACTTCGGAAGGTAACACTTGTGGGACGCGGCGTGCGATGCACTAACCGCGTCCCATACAAAAGCGTTTGTTTATAGTCGCGCGCCACATCCTAGATCCGGTCCTTGTTTTACAGCGCCGCTCATCACGACGATGCTTCACTAGGTTCCGCGCGACTTTGACTTTCCGCCTTGGCGGATTTAATGGAGGAAATCAAACCCCCGTTCCCTGGCATGGCCGTCGCACTTGCTATGATGCGATGGTTCTATGCACGAAGGTTCCCCGATATCGGCGCCACGTTACCTTGCGAGTAACTTTTGCGCGTCCTCTGACGGGCTTGGGGACATACCCCTAGTCGATCCTTTTATCTCCGCGTTGCGACAATCGAGCCGCTGCGTCCTTATTACGGACCGTCACTCTACCCGTCCATTCCCTAGCGCCGCACCCTGAACAGGGTCGTGAAACAAGCGCCGTAACCTAGGTAGGGGGAGCGTCCGTTGCGGCTTGTGCCGCGCGTCTCTGCGCTTCCTACATCCTAGGTGTGGGGAGCGGGTAACCCCGGGGGGTAATGGCCGGGGGTGGGGGGTGGGGGGCCGGCCTTTTTCAGGGACCCTGAAAATACAAATCCCAAAAAATAGAAAGGTTACATGAAAATAACATATACTCACAACTACTTAGATGATATAAACTACGGCTAACTCCCCGCCCAAGAGGGAACTCCACAAGAATGGCGCGCTTATATATTACTGAGTTCCGTGGCATGGCGGTCGATCAGACCAGGCATTACGTGCCCATCGCCGATGCCTCTGCCGGCAACATCGATCAGTCAGTCGCCATCGGCGGCGCTTCAGTGCAGTCATCCGCCTTCGATACCAACACAACTCTGATTCGCGTCCATACGGACGCCATTTGCGCGATCAAGATCGGCGCAAACCCGACTGCCATCGCTGCAGGCGGCACCGGCACTACGCGAATGGCGGCCAGCACCACCGAATACTACGGTGTAAAGCCCGGTGATCTTATCGCTGTTATCGCAAGCACGTAACCCCGCGAAGTAACTAAAGGACGTAACTATGCTCGGCGTTTTCGTCTTCTTCGCGCACATGGGTGAGGTCATCCTCAACGGTATTGTCGGCAACGTGAATCCGCCCGCCTTCACGCCGACCTACCACATCTACGGATTCTAAGGGGATACAATGGCTGATCCGGTCGTACATATTACAGCTGGTGTCCCGGATAGCGGCACCGGCAATATAACTACACTGGGGCAGACGCTCCTGGATGGCGCCAATATCGCCGTCGGTGCAACTACAGACGCTGCCGTCACAGCTGGCGCTACCGGCACTCTAAGCGCTAAGCTGCGCTCGATCTCCCGGGATATCGTAAACGCCATCGTACTGGCTACTGGCACTAACGTCATCGGTAAGGTCGGTATCGATCAGACTACGCCGGGCACTACTAATGCCGTGCAGCTCACCGGCGCCACCAACAACATCAATAATATCGCGGGCACTGTGTCGCTGCCCACCGGCGCCTCCACTGCAGCAAAACAGCCCGCCTTGGGCACTGCTGGTGTTTCTTCTACAGATGTTCTTTCTGTACAAGGTATTGCCTCCGGAACAGCCCTACCAATCTCTGCGGCCTCTTTACCGCTCCCTACGTCAGCAGCTACTTCCACTAAACAGTCCGACGGTAGCCAGAAGACCCAAATCGTAGACGGCTCGGGTAACGTCATCGCCTCCACAAGCAACGCCATGAACGTTGCCATTGTGTCTGGCGGCGGCTCGGGTGGTACGGCTTCTTCCTTCGCTGCAGCATTCCCGGCTACAGGCACTGCGATTGGCGCCAAGAACGGCGCCAATATGGTGAATCTCACTGCGGACGCTTCTAATAATCTTAACGTAGCGGTAAATGCGGCGCTGCCGGTCGGCACCAATGTCATCGGCAAAACCTCGATAGACCAAACAACGCCGGGCACAACCAACCTCGTAGCGCTCACTGCCGAAACCACCAAAGTTATCGGCACCGCGCGTAATGTAGGTAACATTGGGGGTGTTTTTGACGCCGTAGTGGCGGCTACTTATCCGGCAAACGCACTAGCGGTCGGCGTGCTGAACGGCGCCAATATCGGGCGCCTCGTGGGCGACGAAACCAGTGGTCTGTGGGTTAACATCAAAGCAGGTAGTTCGTCTGGTGCCGTAGCCCAGGGGTCTACCACTTCCGGTCAGAGCGGTAGCCTCATCCAGGGCGCCGTTACTACCGGGTCGCCTGCTTACACAACTGCACAGACTTCGCCCTTGAGTCTGGACACCTCGGGCAATCTGAGGGTCATCACCAGCAATTCTTTCACCAATATCACGACCTCCACCACGACCACCTGCAAGTCGGGTGCAGGCACCCTTCGTTCGATCACCATCAACCAGGCCGGAACCAGCGCTTCCACTGCGGTTGTGTACGACAACACCGCGGGCAGCGGCACGAAGATCGGCACCCTGGACACGCTCAGCGGATCGCGAACGCTAACCTATGACGTGTCGTTTGCCACCGGCCTGACGATTGTAACCACCGGCGCGCCCGACCTGACCATCTCTTGGAGATAACACTATGAAGCGTATTTGGTGGTTCTTGCTGGGTGCAGTGTGCTGCGGTGGGATATACGCAGGCATCGCCTACGCGCAGAACCGGCCCCTCATGGGCAGCGTAGTGCCGGTCGATAACAGTGGTACGGTGTTATTTTCCAATGCGAACCCCGGCGTAGTCTCTGGTATCGGCATTACCGACAACACGGCGTTCAGCGCGCAGACGTTCTCGCCGGTGATGGGTAAGGCGATTACCTCTGGCGGTGCTCTTACATCGGGCAATCTATACGGCCTCACGATGGTGCCGCTGACTGGCGGGCTGCGGGTCGATATCGATGGAGCAACTGCTTATACACCTTTTGTCCCTGCAGCCAGCGATAACCATCAGGTCGTAAAAAACGGAGCTGGAAAAGTCTATAAAGTAACGACTTCCAACAAATCAGCTACCGCAAACTACCTCAGGCTTTACGATGCGGGTACTGGCTTCAACGGATGTAACTCCGCAACAAACGCTATCTTTGCGATGGAAATCCCTCCGACCGACTCGGGGTTTTCCGTCGATGTTGGTGGTGCTGTCGGATTGGCGTTTGCGACCGGGCTTAGTGTTTGCGTCACATCTGGCTTCGGGCTGACGGACACGACCAACGCCACCGCAACATCGATCTACGTCAATATCGCCTACAAGTAAGAGGTACGTTCATGCGGCGAGCACTTATCGCGCTACTGCTTTGTCTGTTTGCCGGGGAAGCGTTTGCTGCCTGTTCGCCTGATTGCTACTGGGTGCAGACGGTTACTGGGTCCGACACTTGGGACTCGACAACTACTACAATGACGAATGCCCACTGGGCAGCTAGCTCTAACGGCACCGCGGCTGGTCCTCCAGTCGCGGGCGATAACCTGCATTTCGATGCTAACTCGTGCCAAGGTGCGATAACATGCACCATTGTGCCGTCTGGCACCCTAACGGGCATCTCGTTCGGCGATCTCGATATGCGGGAATGCCCCACTACGAAGTGCGTATTTACTAACACGAGCACTAATCTAACTTTTGCCAGGATGCGGTTTGACGGTTCTCAAAGTCCGACATTTACCTGTGGGTCGGCTACGTACACCCTTACAAACACGTCCGGGGCCGTTTTCAACAACGGCAACGGTCATGGTAGCATCAGCTGCGCCAGCGCCACGCTAGATGTTAGCACGGTATCCAGCCCCACAGCGACTCGTGTCCTTGAGTTTGGTGGAGTATCTATAGGGCCGCTTTTGCTAGCTGGATCTGCTACACTTTCAGGTGGCTACGGCATCGTGGTCGGCAGTATATTTTTCAATAGCACTATCACATCGATCACAATAACTGGTCCTGCACCGGTGTATTTCGGTGCGGGCGTGACGCACACCATCGGGTCTATCACGCTCAGTGGCACGTCGAGTTCCGGCATTATTAACTTAACCCCCGATACCAACACTGGTACGGTCGGATCTAACGACATTGCTACTTTGGCGCTTACCGGCACGTCTACCATATCGTGGGCGGCGCTACACGGCATCAAAATAAACTCGACCAGCGCGGGTGTACTCGTAGTTAACAACGCCATTGACCTTGGCCTGAATACCAGCGGGACCGGAACACTTACTTTGAATCTGGCGTCCTTCGGCGGTGGCGGGGGCAGCCACATTATTGGTGACCGGTAATGGATCGTCGCCAACTCCTAACGTCTGCCTCCGCCTCTGGTCTGCTGCTTGCAGCCCGCCCCTCCATCGTGCAGGCCCAGATTGGGCGCCTGTTCGCTGGTAGAGCGTCAAACGTTCTGACAAACCAGTTCTCGGGCGATCCCAACGCCGTATTCACCGCGATCGACACCAGCGGTGGGATCAAGATGTCCAGCCTCGGCGGGATGACGCCGGCAATGGTACATGTATCTGCCGCAAACATCGGAGGGACGGCGACCGTAACGCTGCCGGCCGGCGGGCTATCGGCCGGCTCCGCGGCCCGCCCGTACGAACGCCTCGAGTATCAGTGGGACTTCGGCGATCCGTCCGGCACCGAGCTCTTCACCGACCCCCGTAACAGCAACATGGTCAACGCTAACACCGACCAGTTCGGCCCCGAGGGCTTCTACTGCTACCGCACACCCGGCACCTACACCATCACACTGAATATTCGCGGCAACGCCGGGGGCGGTACGTTCATCTCGACATCGGTGTCGACCACGTTCGTCGTAAAACCGTTCGTGGTCACGCCGTCGTTCAACGGTTACATCGCCAGCGGCGTGCTCAACGTTACCCTAGGCGGCGCCGATCTAAAGGTCGGGTGCAAGGTCGACGGACCTGGCGTCACCCAGACGATCATCCAGAGTGGCGCGTATCCGACGTTTGTTACCGATAGCGGGCAAACGGTAGGGTCGATCGGCACCCCCATCGCCATGACGGCGACCAACGCATACTACTACGCCGACGCAGGCCATGGCGGCAGTGACGCCAACAACGGAAACACTCCCACCACGCCCAAGCTGACGATCTGGAGCGCGGGGCCGATCGGCGCTGGTGGCGCCATCACGACGCCAAATCTGGCGCTGTTTTTCGCAAACGGAGGTACTTACGATCCCGGAGGAAGCACAACGGGTCAATGGATATTGGCGCCATACACCGGATGTATCGGTTTGCGTGTCTCCGGATACTCCAACCCGAGCTTTGCGTCAGTAGCCAAGCCTATATTCTTGATACATACATACGGTGGAGGTAGTTCAAAGTCCGGAGCAATCCAATTCGATCCTGTTACGGAGTACAGAGACCACGTGTACTCTCACGTAGAGATGCAGCTTGCGAATACTATTCGTAGCCTCGGTAGCTGCTTCAATCTCCTACGTATATCGAGCAGCGGCTATAATGGCGGCAGCATGACGATGACGAGCGTCAACACGGCTCCTCCAAACAACACCATAACGGATTTCATAACGGGGCAGCAAATCGATTTAAATAATTGTGTAGCTTTTGGTCCGGTAGGTTCGAACCCGACCCCGGTCACGCAGTTCCAGGGTTTTCACGGTCTTGGAATTACGCCTACCCAAAACTTCACCGGCACCGTGCTTTGGGCCGATACGCTGTCCTCGACTACGGCGGCATTCAAAGGATCGATTGCGACGGCCGGCTCACCACCCGTATGCACCTTGACGGCTGCCGCGCCGGATGGGTGGTCTGGAGCGCAGTGGACGACGTTCGGCGGGACTCTTACAGCACCTATGGTTCTGCGCGATCTGACGAGCGATGTGAAACCGTACACTTATACTGTTTCCGGTTCGGGGACAAGTTGGACGCTTCTTTGTGTTCCTCCAATAATCGGAATGGGAGCCGGTCCTGGCGGTGTCATCCGCTTGGAATTGCCTCCGGGCGCGACTGCCGGATTGATAAACGGCTCGCCGTCTTCACAGACCTTCGTAGATACCATGACTCTAGCGGACGGATCGGCATTGGTTCCGACCTTTACATCGATCTCTATCGTCAACGATCATCAGGTAGATTTGGTCGGTTCGACTTATTCCTATAGTGCAAATCCATATTCATATGGCGGAAGAATAATAGGTACGACAAACCAAACTGTTTCCGCCCAACCCATGATTGCCGGCAAGAATGGGGTTTACATGACCGATATTTATTTGGACAACATAGATTTTACCAATAAATCAAACGAGACTGACGGTTTCCAGATTGTTTCTACCCAAAACAGCCCGACGATACCTGGACGTAATCAAATCACATTGGCTCAGCCGTGTCCGTTTCAAACGGGAGATTTTTTGCAAGTAACAGGTGTGGGTACTGATGTCGACGGTGGTAACTCAAGCAACGATATAACGGTCGATGACTCCACTCATATTACTCTAAGCGGCGCGATATTCCCGCCCTACAGCATGAACCACGGAGCCGGAGGGGCGATCTATGCCGGCATCGGCTCTCTGATCTCATTCAACATCGGCGGTTCGACCACATTCGATGACGCGGAACGCGGCGCGCGCTATGGTGTGTATGGATGCAACGTTAATGCTCTTTCTAAAGCGAGCATCGCGGGCATCGGGTTTTCCTCATACAAGTGGATGGCCTATTTTGCCACCAAGATACAAGCAAGCCTGCTTTTGTTCGGCGGATCAAGTGTGCAGAACCATATCATAAATCCAGAGCCCGGTCCTCAGAACATACTGATTCGCTGGGTCAGTATGGACTCTGGGGGCGTCCACCCATCAGGATATAATTTCTGCGTAAATGCGCGATGTCAGAACTTCTATAACGGAACCGCAACGGGAAACTCTACAGGCGGGCAACTATGCGTGGACGCCTGTTCCTTCGCGGACTCGGCGCAAGGATTGGGCTCCGGAAATCAAGGCAACGTGCCGCCTCCGTCCAATTGGGGGCATTTCGATGGCGTCGTGTTTCAGAGAAACCGCTTCACCAGAATGCAAGACTATGCCATGTATACCACGGCATCCTTGAATATGACTTTCAGGGATAATCAGTTGTGGAATGTCGGCTCTCTGTCCAATCTAGATGGATTGGCAACGCTGTCGATATTGATGTACCGGAATAGATACTATCGTCCCGCTGGACTTATTCCTCAATACGGAACACCGTCTGTCGGATCGATAGATAATGGTATCCTATACCTTGGTGGAAGCACCCTGCCTAACGCCCAGGTGCAGGAGTTCACCGACAACCTTATCCAAGATATGCGGGATACCACGACGAACGACAATGCCGGCATATTGCAATTCCCGTGGGCGAACCATGTCGGAAAGTCGTTCTTCGACCGGAACACCTACTACACTCCCACCGTGGGTACGAGCGCGAACACCATGATCGATAACAGTACGTACAAAACGTTCGCGGCGTGGAAGGCGGACGATCCGAACTTCGACCCCAACAGCGTGCAGACCAATCCGGGGTGGCCAAGCCCGTCCACCGGAGACTTTGGGCCTTATTTCTAGGGTGCGCCATGAGAATACACGAATATGCGCTAGTGCTGGTTCTGCCCACTGCCGTAGTTATTACGGGTGTTATTACGGGTGTTATTAAACATCAGCCTGCGGTCGCACCGGTGCAGCAAATAGTGTCGCCACAAGAGTTACCCTCTGAAGTAACCCCACCGAAGGAAATCCCAAATGGCCGAGGTCATCGAGTTTCCTGGCACCCTAAAAGAACCACCTCCCGGCGCCACCAAAGCCACTCCAAATCCAGATCTCATCGCTCAGCTGGAGCATATCCTTCAGTGGGCGAAGGAGGGTACGATTGTGGCTGGGGCGTTTGTTTTAGTATACCCGGATGATTGTGTCGGGACTGGTGTCGTAGACGACCACTCCCCGGAGGGAGGCTATTACCACTGGCTCAATTCGGGCGCTGCCACGCTTGCAGCCCGCTTAGCGATCTTTTAACACCATCCAGCCGCCGAAACCTTTGTGGATCTGATTCTTCGCGGCCCCACACGCATCTTGTTATTGATGAACCCCACCATGCCACCTTGGGCGACGAGGCACGCGTACTGTAGCGCGTCCATGGGATGCGAGAACTCGTTCTTGTCGGGGAGCGGCTTGGTGTTGCCTGATCGCGTTCTGGCGTAGCGATAACCGCTTGCCATCGCCCTGACTATCGTGGGGCAATGCTTCCTGGAGATCAGCATCGCCGGTCCGCCGTCGCGCTGCGCCAGCAGGAATGCTTCCACAGCCCGTAGCCTAGGATCGATATCGTTGGTGGGCGCGGGGAACGCCATGAACCCTAGCCGCTTGATCGTCTCGAAAGTGGTCTCTTCGTAGATAGTGGACTTAGCTTTGCCGGACGGGTCGCCCACGATGCAGAAGGCCTTGCCTAGATAGCGGGGATCGACCAGTGCCGGCCGAAGGGAGCGGTTTATATGTAGCTCCAGGCCCACGCCGTCTGCCTCCAGCTCGCCCAACACCAGGAGCCTGCCACGGTGGTCTAGTTGCGTAATCACGCTCCACGGGTCGCGCCCGAAGTCCTGGCCGATTATAAGGGGGTGCCCGTGGATAGGGTCCACCTCGTCAGCGACGTGGAAGCTAATTTTGAAGCTTTGGCGGAACACTGGCGTGCCGGACGGATCGGGGCCGTATTGGGCATTCACGTAGCGCGTTACCCAGTCCACGTTGGGGTTGCGCGAGTTGCGCTCGTAATACTTCCGGCCCTGGGCTAGGCGTACCGGGTCGTCCTCGTCCAGCCGCTTCGTTTCTGGTGTCTGGTTCAGGTGCGCCAGATTCTCAGCGTCGGGGTCTAGTCCGCCCGGCTGTATATAAATGCGCCAGTCCGGCGGCGGCTCTGTCATGAACTTGTGCCAGTCCGAGCCCTCTGTCGGCATGTTTGTATCCGCGATAATTCCGAACCAAGACGCTGTGCCGCGCTTGGCACTTGGATAACGTGGCATGCGACCCGAGATGGCGGACACCAGGTCTATTTTCATCTCGATACATTCGGACATCCACGCGCCGGTGAGCTGCATGGATAGCAACCGACTTTGATCCTCCGGGTTGTCAAGGGGGATCATAATCCACTCGGAGCGAACGTCGCCCATCTCGATGTAGATCGTGGAGTCAGTAACTTTGTAGTGGACAAGACCCTCAAGCCAGCCGGTGATATCCTTGAGCACCGTGTCCTTGAGCTGCTTGAGCGTTTGCCGGACAATCGCGAATCTGGTGTACCGCAAACCGTCTTCGGCGGGCTCCTGCTCGCATGCCCGCCTAAGCAGCTCGAACATGCATCCGATAGTCTTGCCGCTGCCGACCGGCCCGGCGATGATGCGCCCGAACGACTGGCATTTCATGAAGGCCGCTACCGTAGGGGCAGCGTTGTACTCGATGGCGCTCATATTAACAGCCTGATCTTACGGATCGCCGGGGCTGCTTAATATCTCCGTGGTGGGACCACCTGTTACCTTCGTCATAATAGGCGGCGTTGAAATATCTGATCAGTTGGGGCTTCATGGACAGGATAGCGCCGGTGGTGGGGTCCTGCTCCAGCTGAATAATGGAGCCACCGACATGGGCCTCCAGGCGCTTCTTGCGCATGAACGGTGTTTGGTCCTGCTGGCACCCGGTCTGCACGCACCATACGTTGCGGATGTTTGCAGCCATCAGCTTATGGTAGTGGCCATAAAGCCCGACCGCTGGTTTCTCACCACCCTCGTAGCTCTCCACGATCTTCTGAATCGCGTAGCTCAGCGCGTATGCGCTGCCACCACCCGGGTGCACGACCGCCATCGTTGCAGTCTTACCGCTATTGGCGTTGCGCAGCGTGACGTGGGCTTCCATGTAGCCGAGGTCCCGCCAATTATGGCCGGCCTCGCGCATTACTTGCTCGCAATATCTGCCGACGTTCACGCCTTCACGCTGGGCGATCCACCCTTCGTGATCGTCGCCGGCGATGGCGTAAATCGGAAGTCTTGTTTTTGGGTGTAGTGCTGCGAGTAATTCACATTGGGCTTCCAAGCCCGATGCCACCAGGTCATAGCGGTTGAACCTAGCGTCGCCGTCGATCCAGTTACCTGTGTCGAAGATGGCTTGGGCGCCGGCACGTTCCGAACGTCGTACCAGATCTTCCCGAACGTCCCAGCGGGTGTGTTTGCTGCCGGCATGTAAATCTCCAAATGCACCAAAACAAAAAGTGTTGTCCTTGCGGGAAACCAGTTCGACGCTAGCACCTGCGGTGTACGAAACCATAGGCTCGCTAGGTATGTGAAACTTGTCACCCTCAGAGACGATGTGTGCGTGTTGTTTTCTGAGCGCCCTAACCGCATCTCGTGCGGCCCGTACGGGGATTTTTAGTCTGGCTGAGATTTCGTAGAGGGTGTGTGGTTTCTTGAGAAGGGCCTTTACGGCCTCTGCGTTGCTCATTGCTACTCCGTGGGTGGCCCCTCTATTACCTTGGGGGTTACGTCTTTGGTGAACTGTAGCTTGTGATCGGCTCCCAAGTTTATAGTGACGGTAAATCGCTCACCGGAGCTTGGGTCATTTACGGTTGATTTACCGACACCAGCAAACGCAGCGACAACTTTAATCGTCTCGTTCTTGGCTGCGAGTGTTTCGCCACGGTCGTGGATGCGAGCGTTGGCTTCAGCGAGCCATTCCTCGCACATCGATAGGGATTTGAGCCTTAACCGCTCAGCCGTATTAGTGGCCGCGTTCCAGGCCGCTACTTCAGAGGCGACGAGATCGGTAAAATGTCTGTGGTTCTTGAGGTCTTCGTATTCCTCGGGGGATACCTTGTTGTTCTCAAGTATCAACTCGATAGGGTTGATATTCTTGGCAATTTCACGGGCTAGATGCAATAACGTAACCTCGCTGTAACCTTTCTCTATAGTGGCAACAGCGCCCATGTAACCTCCGTAATACCTTATAGTTGTAGATTTAGAGCGAGATATACATTATAAACAGGGACATGGCAACAAGCGCCGTTCAAGCGGCCACGCCCCCGACGAATTACAGCCGCGGACTACTGCGCGTGGTGCCCCCTGGGCAACTCGACGCAGCTGAAAAAGCACGCGATGAAGCGCTTGCCGCTGCCAAAACCGCCGCCCAAACGCCTGTAGCGGAAATCAGTAACCTTGCAGGGTATATCCGAACCCAGTTCGAGGTGTTCAAGCAGCACCGGAACATCACGCAGAGTGGCTGGAACGACCGACTGCTTGCGGCAATGCGGGCGTTCAAGAACCAATACGACGCCACGAAGATGGCGGAGATCAACAAATTCGGCGGATCGGCCGTGTACTCGCCGATCATTGCTACCAAGTGCCGTGCCGCTAGCAGCTTACTACGTGATGTGTATCTAGCGCCTGAACGCCCTTGGTCTATCGAGCCACCGGTCGATCCGCCGATCCCCCAGAACATTATCGACGCCATCAATAAGCTCGTGCAGAGCGAGATCCAGACCACGACGCAGGCTGGCCAGCCGCCTGACGTGAACGCAATCCGCGATAGGGTGCTCCAGCTCATGAGCGGAGCGCGCGATGCTGCCAAGAAGCGAGCCAAGCAGCAAGCCAAGATCGCAGAAGAGAAGATTGACGAAATCCTTACCGAAGGTGGATTTTACATTGCCCTAGCGGAATTTTTGGTAGATCTACCTCTGTTTCCGTACGCCTGCATTAAAGGTCCTGAAGTCCGTATCGTGCCTTCGGTGGACTGGAGCAGCGGCAAGGCGGCCATCAAGCAGAAGCCAAAACTCTTTTGGGGCCGGGTATCGCCGTTCGATGTGTGGTGGACGCCAGGCGTGGCAAGGATCGAAGATGCCGACATCATCGAACGTACCAAAGTCACGCGGGCGGACCTTAACGACCTCCTGGATCTACCCGGCTACCAAACCGATGAGGTACGAGCCGTACTGGATGAGTACGGCCGCGGAGGCATCGCCGACAATTGGGACACTACTGACGCCGAACGCGCGGTCATGGAATCCCGAGAGAACCCCCAATTCAATCGTTCGGGGCTAATTAGCTGCCTTCTATACACTGGCAACGTGCAGGGGCGCATGCTTCTGCAATACGGATTCAAGCCCGAGCAAGTGCCTGACCCCCTGCGCGATTATTTCGTGCAAGCGTGGCTGATTGGGCGCCACATCATCAAGGTGCAGCTCGCGCCGTCGCCGCGCAAGCGCCACGCCTATTTCGTTACGAGCTTCGAAAAAGTACCCGGGACACCCGTCGGCAACGCCCTGCCGGATATCATCGGTGACTTGGCGGACGTGTGCAATGCTACGCTGCGCTCCATGGTGAACAACCTGAGCATAGCCAGCGGGCCGCAGTGCGTAGTAAACGACGATAGACTTTCGGCAGACGAGGACGGCGAAGACATGTACCCGTGGAAGCGCTGGCACGTTACCAGCGATCCTATGGGCAACAACACTCAGGAGCCGATTAGCTTCTTCCAGCCCAACAGCATCGCCCAGGAGCTGCTTGGGGTGTACGACAAGATCAGCTCTATCGCTGACGACATGAGCGCGATCCCGAAGTACGTGTCGGGTGGGCCGGCGAGCGGCGGGGCTGGACGCACGGCAAGCGGATTGGCGATGCTGATGGGCAACGCCAGCAAGATTTTGCAGACGGTCGCTGCCAACATTGACCGGGATATCTTCGAGCAGCTGCTCGGCAATCTGTTCGACATGCTCATGCTGACAGACACGTCAGGCATGCTAACCGGCGAGGAAAACATCCGCGTAATGGGTGTCGCTGTCGCCGTGCAGCGCGAAACCCAGCGCTCTCGGCAACTAGAGTACCTTCAGATCACCGCCAACCCGGTCGATATGCAGATCATCGGGCCGAAGGGGCGGGCGCCCATACTGCGGGCCGTTGCCCAAGGCATTGGCCTGGACGGCGAGAAGATCGTGCCCTCCGACGAGGACATGGAACAGCAACAGAAGCAGCACGAGTTACAACAGGCTCAGATGGCTGCCACCAATGCCGCCACGGCAGGCGGACAAGCGCAGGGTAATCAACCCGGCAATAGCTCTACTGGCGACATGGGGCCGCGAACAAACTCGCAGCAGCAAAGGCCCCAACCTGTCGGCGGCGGGGTTGGTTAACCAGAAGGACTAAAGACAATGGCAGGTAATTCCAAGGAGCGTTCCAGCAAGAACGTCACGTTCGCTGTCGGCGGCAAAACCAAGATGTTCGGGCAGCAGCATGCTAACCCGCAGATGCCGGGCTACACGGCCCACTGCACGAGCAACGAGGGCAAGTTCATCGAAGGCGGCAAGACCAAGATGTTCGGCAAGCAGAGCGCCGGTCCGCAGCAGCCCGGCGTTACGCAGCACGCGACCGGCGGGTCGGGCGGCAAGTTCATCAGCGGGGGCAGCACCAAGATGTACGGCGAGGGCCACGCAAAACCGCAGAAGCCCGGCACCGCAGCGAGCCAACACTAACGCCCTAGGCGGGGAAACAACCCCGCTAGGATGACCTAAATTCCCACTAAGAAGGAATAGCTTTACATGGCAACCGCTCTCGGCCTCGGCCGTACTACTGACCTACAGCAGATCGCCGGCAAGCTGGCCGATGTCGCGAACATGGTAGATCTAACGTCGCCCAAAGTTACGGCGCTCAACACCGTTGGTGCCGGCACCCTGCTTGGCGCTGCGCTGGTTGGCGGTGTCATCGTTCGTGGTGGCGCTCAGTCGTCCACCCCGTTTACTGACACCACCGACACTGCGGCGCTGATTATTGCGGCGATGGCTAACCCGCTCACTAACGCATCGTGGGAGTTCACCTACCAGAACGCTACG